CTTACCAACCATGGAGAAGGTGCCAGTGACCATCTGGTTCGGACGAATGGAGATAGCCAGCGAAGAGACGGTCATACCAGTGAAAAGGCGAAACTGCGAAATGTCAGTTGCAGCATCTTCGATGGAGAAAGACTTTGCGGTGGTGCCAATCTTCAACACGTTGGTCGAGAAAGTGTTCATAAAAGCACTTTCAAGGAAGGGGTCGTAGTCACCTTTACGAAGGTCAGCCACAATGTCACCAGCCGCAGTACGGTTGCCATGACGGTCAACGCGAAGCATACGGTCAGGTTGAATGTCAGTACCCGTCACACGCTCTTTGGTCAGATCAAGCGAGTGAGTGGTGTAGGGAAGTTGAACAAGCGCAGGGGTGCCGGGGGTAGTACCGAAAGTAACTTCAGTGATATACGAAAGGCCAGCGCGAGAACCTTGAGAAAAAGCCATTTTAAGTTTCCTTTATCAGTTGTAGACAAACCACGCGATAGTCACGGGTGTACAGTAGAAGGGGGAGTCAAGGAAACTTGTCCTGACTTCTGAGTAATCAATAGAAATTGTAAGGCCGCTGAGAGAAATGTCTGTTGTTGCATTGAAACGGTCAAGCAACAAGTCAGCAATGTCATAACCAGCACCCGGCCCCAAATTCTCTGGTGTACAAATCAGGATACTGTAGAGGCCATCATAGCGTTGTTGTGGGTTCAAACCACGAACAGCAGGACGACGAGAAGTAGGAACCATGTCAACTTTGACGAAGGTTGTTCCTGTGGTCGGTTCATAAGGGACGTTTTGGTAGGCTACAGCAGGTAGGCCAACTGTCCCTGCTAGGTGAGTGTCGAGACAGGCTCTAATGTCATTGATGATACTCATTGTGAGCCTTTCACTTTATTGACTGCATCAGCCAAGTGTAATCCAGCACGGTTTCTAACTGAACTGTAGACATTGTAGCCATGCTTATATTCAACAATGTTTGCATGAGGTGCATTGTTTGTCATAAAGACTTGGGTTTGATCCTTGGGAATAGCCGCAATGTCACCCATCAACTGAGAAAGAGCCTCAGTAGCTTTAGCATTAGGGTCTTGACCAGTGGGTTTACCGTGAGAAGTTCTTCCTCGACCTGCACCACGAGTTGTGGTAATAGAGTGAGATGTGATGTATGCACCAGTATCCACAAAAGGTTTAGAGGTATTCACCAAGTCTTCTGCCACATTGATAAGAAACTCTGTCCTTACCCTGTCCAAGTCTTGTTCAATCTTGTTGATAACGGCTGTGAGTGATCTTTGAACCATGTCACTCCCTCACTTGCAGCAAGTAGCACATAGTTCCGCTACCAGACTTAATCTCCATAACCTTGACAATGTTGACTGTATCACCGAGGCCAATGATCTGGTCTGTGGCATCTGGTTCAGGAGTTGCAGAGCCATTGGTAAGTTTGTTGTCGAGGACTACGCGACGATCACCACGAAGGATAGAACTGTCATCAATCATGTCTGGCGTATAGTCGTAGAAATAGCCCCGTAGAGCGTAATCTGTGTTTGTGGTGGTCACAGTACCTGTAGTGGCATCATACGCACTGGCGGCTCTCTTACGAAGCGTGAGGGCTATGCCATGCTCTCTAATCATCTGTCGCAGAGTAAAGGGGTCAAACGCCATTGGGTTCATCGGGGATGTAACCGTCACCCGCCTCTACGTTATCGAACTGTGTAATGCTGAAAGCTGGCTTGACGCGATCCGGGTCTTCATTAGCAACCTGCATCGCAGATGACGAGTAGCCACCACCAAAAACACCAAGGGACTTGCCAGAAGTCTTCTTACCCTGTGCTTCAACCTGTGCAGCCAATTGCTGATACTGTTGAGCGCGGGTAGAGTACTTGGCACTCAAAGCCCCATCAAGGGTGGTGTCAACCATACGGCTGAACTTAGCAGCGATAGTACGGCAAACCCAAGCAGCCGCATAGTAGATATTGTCATTGGCCTGCGACAAGCCGAATGTAATCTCTTCGTTCTGAACCAATTGGTCAGAAGTGTCTGTGTCACCAACAAGCAGACGGACGCTGTTTAGACGACCAGACGATGTGGTTGTATTCAAGTCAGCAGCGGAATAACTCCAAGCCATCTGGTCGCCCTCTTATTATTCAAACAGTTCCCTATGAGTATCACGCCAGAACTTAATCCGACGAACCTGTGTCTCAACGTCCTTTGGGACTTTAGGGCATTTCTTTTCTCGAAACTCTTTTGCAGTTTTAGCTTTCTCCTGAAACCTTTCATTGAGTTTATCAATGTAAGCGTGGAGTTCTGCAAGCGTCATGCCATCAAGGTTCTTGTTGAACACATCGGCAAGGACTTCTTTTTCTTCTTCTTCGTCATAAGGTTCATGGTAGAAGAAGTCTTGATTGAACAGGGTCAGGATATTCTGATAACTCTCAGTACCCTTCCAGTCATAGTGTTCTCCCCTCTCACGCCACCTACCACCAATATGCACTCTTGTCTTGACATACAGTTTCTTGGTAGGGTCGAAAGAGTGGGAGAGAAAATTAGTCGGGATCATTCTCTCTCCCCTTTCTTAATTAGGCGATAACGCTGTCGATGACTGCGCCGAGGTCAGCCGAAACAACCTTGTGGTCGTAGGCCAAGTTGGCTTCCAGCACTTCGGCAACACCGTCGATAGCCAGATAGTCACCACGATACGATTTGATCGTGATGCCGTGGCCCGAAGCATTTTCCAGATCGTCCCAAGTGAAGGTGTAACCAGCCGAGGGGATCATCAGGCCCGACGAGCGCGGACGGTAGTAGAAGCCAGCCAGCTTGCCACCAATGAAAGCGTTCGATTCGGTCAGACCTTCGGCAGCGGTGTTCTTCACCGTTTCCATGACCATGAACTCTTCCACACCGAAGATTTCAGCCAGTTTGGCATCCGTCACCAGAGCGGTGTTCGTCACGGTAGCGCCACCATTCAGGCGGGCAAGGATCGTGGGGTGATTGACCAGAATGTCACGAACTTCTTTGCCGACAACCATGACGTTGGGCTTGAAGCCACCCGACTTGAGTTGCACGGTACGCATGATGTTGGTAACGTCTTGGATCGGGGTCGAGGTCGAGTAGTTCGACCACTGGATAACCTGACCAGTTGACGGAGACGAGGCAACGCCATCCCAGTCCGTACCCCAGACACCACCAGCGAAGTAGGTGTTAGCCCACTTGATTTCGCGGTCGATCAGGAGTTGGTGGGTCAGCATCTGAGCGCCAGCCGAGCGGATGTCCAGAGCGGCATCTTCGTTAGCCAGAGTTTCGAAGTCGAAGTCGGTTGCCAGCGAGAACACTTCCGCCGAGTAGGTGTCCTGCGAGAGGGTCATGCCCACACGAGGAGCCTGAGTGCGCGGAGCGCGGGGCTGCACCTGACCAGTGCGATTGAAGTCAGCACGGTTGTAGATGTAGTACTTGTCGGTCTTCTTCGACACGCCAACTTTCGGGAACACACGGTCAGCAATAAAGCCGTTAGCGTCTTGCAGGAAAGCAATCGTCAGGTTGGTAAGCGGTGCGTCAATATGAACGCTGCTAGGAGTCAGCATAGCCATTTTTGGTAATCCTTTATTTAAACTAGAAATTAGGCTGCGGTTTCAGCACGGGACAGTTGAACCGTGATGATCTGGCCCGAAGCACCAGCTTCCTCAGCGTAGCCAAGGATAACGTGACCAGTGGTGGCTGCGATAACACGACCAGCGTTGTTCGACGACACAGCAGCGCCGCGAGTGATGTTGCCAGCAGCGAGAACGGTCACACGACCATCGTAGGCAACAGTGACAGCTTCACCAGCGCCAGCAGTGGACTGCAACACAACACCCGAAGCACGAGCGCCAGCAGTACCAACGGGGTCAATCTGACCATCCGAGGCAGGACCGACCACAAAGGTGAACTGAGTAAGTGCAGCACCCGAAATCATGGTGCGGGTCTGCATATTTTCCGTAAATGCCATAGTAGAGGCTCCTTTTACTTTTTATAGGTTTCAAGCACGAGCGCACGGCCCTGTGCAGTTTTGATGACAGCAGCATACGCTTTGTGGAAGTCTTTCTCTTTCTTATCTTCCTGATAAGCCTTGACCATATCATTCAGCTTTTCAGTAGGAGTTTTCAGATCATTAGCTGCATCAGTTTTGCCGACTTCTTCATAGATGCCCGCAAAGGCAGCGTCAGCGGAACGAAGGAGTGCAAGCAGTTCTTCGTCTTGCCCAATCGACTTCAACAGTTTACCACGCTCATCAGCAGTTCCCTTGAAATTGGGGAGAACCTCATCGGCGCGTTTACGGAGTGCTTCAACTTCGAGAGCCTTTTGCACATCTTCTAGTTTTTTCAGGATAGGTGCAGGGATAGCCGACTTGGCAATCATTTCACCTTCAACTTCGATCATCTCTTCGGCAGGCTTTGCCTTTTCGACAGCGGCCACTTCAAGATCAGCGACTTTGCCTTTGAGAGTTTCGATTTCTTCCAGAAGCATCTTGTTGACTTCTTCAAGTTCAAGAGCCTCAGTCTTCCAAGATTTACGCATCGGCTTTTCGTAGTTGCCCTTATCAGCGTCCATCATATCTTCTTCGTCCATCATGTCCTCTTTGTCGTTCATATTATCGACTTTGGACATCATGTCTTCTTCGGGCTGTTCGTTTTCCATCTGC